TCTCTGAATCTGATGTTCGCAGACTGGGCTAATCGTGGTCTGAACCTGTGGACCGTGAAGCAGGCGACAGTGAGTCTTACATCGGGCACGGCGACATACACGCTTGATGCTACACACACTGACCTGCTTGAGGTGGTTATTCGTCGGAGTAGCGTGGACTTCCAGCTAGATCGGATGTCCAGGAGTGAATACCTGCACATACCGAACAAGGATCAAACAGGCAGGCCAAGTCAGTTTTTCTACAACAGGCAGATCTCGCCAGAGGTTGTTCTCTGGCCTACTCCAGATAGTTCTACTGACAGTCTTATCTATTACTATGTTCGTCGTATCGAAGATGCGGATGCATTGGTCAACACTACTGACGCACCTTTCCGATTCCTTCCTTGCATGGTTGCTGGCCTCGCGTACTACATTGCGATGAAGAAGGCACCGGAGAGGGTGCAGCTTCTGAAAGCGGTGTACGAGGAAGAGTTCCAGCGGGCAGCAGACGAGGATGAAGATCGCGTTGCACTGAAGCTGCAACCGAGCATGCAGTATCTACGGGTGAACTAATGGCGAGGTTTGCTTCAGGCAAAGATGCTTACGGGATATCCGACCGGTCCGGTTTCAGATACCGGCTGGTCGAGATGGTCACAGAATGGAATGGTTCCAAAGTAGGCAGAGACGAGTACGAAGCAAAACACCCGCAGCTAGAGCCTATCCGTGTGGGGCCAGATCCGCAGGCCATCCATGACCCGCGTCCCGATCAGCGCACTGAGGTTGCAGTCGCTCGACTCTTGCCGGCCAATCCGTTTTTGTCGGGTTCTTCGGGGAGCGCAGTGATTACGGTGGTGGAGCCTTCACATGGACGCACGAGCGGGGATACTGTAAGGTTCCGAAAAGCGGAGGCGTTTGATGGATTCACGAAGGCTGCATTGGAGAATTCCAGTGGGTATACGATTACTGTCACGGATTCTAACCTTTACACCTTTTCGGCGTCGTCCGGCACCGCAACCACGGGTGGTCAACGCGGGGGAGGTGAGAATGCGACTGCCGGGCCGGTGACGTTGGAGAAGTAGATGGCATTCACATTTGCACAGCTAAAAACTGCGATACAGGAGTACACCGAAAACACGGAAACCACCTTCGTGTCGAACGTGGATGACTTTATTCGCGCGGCAGAAGATCGAATCTTCTACCTCGTGGACCTAGAGTATTTTCGCAAAAACGCTACAAGTGCAGTGACGCAGAATGATCCATTCTTGTCATTGCCGACAGACTTTCTAGCTTCTTTTTCGTTGTCCATAACGAACAGTAGCTCGAAGGAGTTTTTGCTACAAAAAGACGTGAACTTCATTCAAGAGTACAATCCCAACTCAGCCACGACGGGCACGCCCAAGTATTACGCTAGGTTTGATGTAGACAACTTGATTCTAGCTCCAACTCCTGACAGCAACTACGTCTGTGAGTTTCATTACTTCTATCGCCCTGCCTCTCTGACAGCAGGAGCAGACAGCGGCACAACCTGGTTAAGCACCAACGCTCCCAATGCCTTGCTTTACGGTTCGTTGTACGAAGCGTATATTTACATGAAAGGTGAGCCAGACATGCTTCAGTTGTATGATAAGCAGTTCACCGAGGCGCTTTCGAGGTTGAAAGATCTGGCAGAGGCGAGAGAGAACGCTGACGCTTATCGTAGGGGCTTGCCAGAACGGCCTCGGACATAAGGAGTAGAAGATGGCTACATCCAACGCAGCAACAAACTACCTAGAGCGGAGGTTGTTGCATTTCATATTCAAGAACAACTCGCTGAGTTTCTCCTCGCCGGGTGACAGTATCTATATCGGTCTGGCTACCGCTGTATCTGCGGCAGAAACAGGGTCTGTTACCGAAGCTGACTTCACCAATTATGCAAGGGTGCAGGTTACAGCCTCCAACTGGACGACCATTGGCTCTGACTCTACCGACACGCAGACGGCAACGAACGCCGCCAACATCGATTTCCCGGCAGCAGGAACTACTACTGCTGATACGATCACTCATGTGTTTATCGCGGACGCCTCGTCAAGTGGCAACATTCTGTTTGTTGGCGCACTCGATGCCAGCAGGACGATTGACGATGGCGACATCTTCCGCATCAACGCAGGGAATCTCGTGATTGAGTTGAAGTAACATGGCACTGGTACTGAAGGATCGCGTCAAGGAGACGACCACTACCACCGGCACTGGCACCTATACATTGGCCGGTGCCGTTACTAGTTTTGAAGCATTCTCGTCTGTCGGTGACGGCAACACGACGTATTACGCCTGCACAGACGGCACTGACTTTGAGGTTGGTATTGGCACCTATACGGCGTCTGGCACGACGTTAGCTCGTACAACGATACTTCAGTCCAGCAACAGCGACAGTGCGGTAAGCTGGAGTTCTGGCACCAAGACAATTTTCTGCGCCCAGCCAGCAGAGAAGGCGGTGTTCCTTGATGCTAGTGGCAATATCATAGCGGCCAACGGCAGCGCACTTACCGCGCTGAACGCTAGCAATCTTGCCAGCGGTACTGTAGCCAACGCCAGGCTCGATCAACAACTACAAGATGTGGCCGGCCTCGCTGTCACTGACGGTAACTTCATCGTGGGTGATGGCAGCAACTTTGTGGCAGAATCCGGTGCGACGGCCAGAACTAGCCTTGGTTTAGGCACTGCGGCGGTATTAGATACAGGTATATCTAATACCAATGTGCCAAAGTTCACATCTGGTGTGGCGGATAATGACTTTCTTCGTGTTGATGGAACTGCCATTGAAGGCCGCTCTGCTTCCGAAGTTTTATCTGATATTGGCGCACAGGCCAGCCTGACATTCGGTATTTCCAACACTAACGCTGTCAAGATTGATAGTTCGTCTGTTGCAGATGACGAGTTTGCACGATTCACTGCTAATGGGCTGGAAAGCCGAAGTGCATCAGAGGTTCGATCAGATTTGAGTTTGGTTGCATCCGCCACAACGGACACGACTGACGCGAGTAACATCAGTTCAGGAACATTGGCTAACGCTAGATTAGATGCACAGCTACAGGACGTTGCAGGTCTTGCTGTTACAGATAGTGGATTTATTGTAGGAGATGGGTCTAATTTTGTTTTGGAAACAGGTGCCACAGTAAGAACATCTCTTGGTCTTGGCACTGCGGCGGTGCTAGACACTGGTATATCCAACACTAACATCCCTAAGTTCACATCCGGGGTTGCAGACAATGATTTTTTACGAGTGGACGGCACAGCTATCGAAGGGCGGTCAGCGTCAGAAGTTTTGTCCGACATTGGGGCGACAACAGCGTCAGCGGCGGCTGATGAGGCTGTAGCTTTTGCAATAGCGCTTGGATGATACTGGAGCATAAGGATCTGTTATGGCAAATGCGTTCAAATCAAAAACCAAAGATGGCTCGTCAGTAAATGCCAACACGGACATGACTATTTATACATGTCCGTCTTCTACTGAAACCACAGTGATTGGAATGACGCTGGCTAACATCACAGCTAGTCAAGTTACGGTAGATGTGAAGCTAGAAAAAAATAGTGGTGATAATGTCTTCATAGTAAAAGATGTTCCTGTTCCCGGCGGCAGCGCGTTGATTGTTGTTGGGGGTGATCAAAAACTTGTTATGGAAGTAAGTGATGTCATCAAGGTTCAATCAGACACAGCTAATTCCATAGACACGACTTTGAGCATCTTGGAGATTACCTAAATTGAGAAATTTATGGCAGATGTGGGAGAGAGCGATTTCTTCAGATGAGGTGGACAGCTACATAGAAAAATTTGAAAAGTTAGAATCCATAGACGCTACGATTTTTGCGGGAGCAGCGGTTGATACTGAGATTAGAAGCAGCAAAGTTCGATGGGTTCATGATCAAGGCGTCCGAGATGTTTTATCCAGCTATGTGACTAGGGCGAATGTAAATGCCTTCGGAGTAGATGTGTATAACTACTGTGAGGTTCAGTACACTGAATATTATGCGACAGAGAATGGTCACTATGGGTGGCATCATGATGTTCATTGGCAAAGTCTAGCAAACTCAGACAGGAAACTATCTGTCACAGTTCAGCTATCTGACCCTTCTGAATATGAAGGAGGTGATTTTGAGTTTGCTGAGTCTTCCTC